TGACCAGGTATCTGTTCCTCGTTTCACATTATAATGTGTAGGCACCAGCCTTTATCCGGTTGGGAGAGCAACAAATCTAAATTTGAACAAATGTTACTAACTAGAAATAGATTGGCTTTAATAGCGTCTCTAAAACTAGAGAGATTTACAAATGAACAAATTATTCAGATTTGGACCAAATACCAAAATGGGTTACATTATGCAATTAAGCAGAATGGAAAACATTATGCATTGGAAAGATATAAAGCAAGTTACGGATTTCTCCGCAACTTCGTTTTAAATCTTAAAACTCCAAACATTCCTTTCTGTAGAGTAGATAAACGTGGAATTCCTAAAACCTTGTGGGCATTACGCCCACTCTTAAAAGGTAATAGAGAAGAACTACGTTTAGCCCTGACAATAGCTAGGACTTATGAGGAAATTTACCTTCCACTTAACATTGATTTAGATGCTATCGAGGGTCCTTCCCATTACGGGAAAGATTCCAAGAAACACATAGAAAACTTTGAAAAGTTTCTGGTAAAATTTACAAATAAGTATCCTAGATATCTAGGGACTCTACAAAACACCTCTAAAGAACTAAAAGTGTTTACAACCACCGCTTCTGGACCTAATGGTCCTGCGGTTGCTGCTGCACATTTAGATGCTTTAGCTGTCAAAAATGATAAAGAAGTTTATGATAACCTGAGAGAATTTAATCAAGCCCTAGGGCAAGATCATATTACTCAATGGTTAGACATAAGTTCTAAATCATTTGAGCCAGATGGTAGAATCTTATATACCGGTAGATTAGGCGCAAGCGCCGAACCTGGTGGTAAAACAAGATTATTCGCCATAGGTGATTACTGGACTCAAACATCTTTAAAGCCGATACAAGTTTCCTTGTATCGGACCCTAAAATCAATAAGTACGGATTGTACTGCTAACCAAAATCTTGGGTTTAAATCCTTGATTTCTATTAGTAATACTAAACCTACTTATTGTTTTGACCTTTCATCAGCTTCGGATCGAATCCCTGCAGAAATGCAGAGACATCGTCTGAATTTGATGTCAGGAAAGAATTTAGGTGATGTTTGGGTACGAGTAATGAAGAATAGGACCTTCTTTATGAAGACCATAAATAAAGATGTAAGATGGAACGTTGGTCAACCTTTAGGTTTACTTTCGTCCTTCCCTTCATTTTCATTATGGCACCACGATATCATTCAATATTCGGCAAACTTAGAAAATTTCGATAAAGGGAAACCTTTAAAGTTCTTTACTGAGTACCGTTTATTGGGTGATGATGTGGTAATATTCAATAAGAAGGTGGCTGATAACTATACTATGATTATGGGGTCACTTGGTATTCCAATTAACCTTTCAAAATCAATTATAGGTGTAAACGGGGATTCCCAGATAGAGTTTACCAAAAGGTTAGCTCTTAAAGGAATGGAGATGTCATCAATTAAGAATAATATCCTTACGAAGAATAGTGTACTAAGTACATTAGACCTTGTAGATTTATTATACGAAAGAGATTTCATCTTACCTCCAGATACAGGCCACTACGGTTTATTCCGTGATGGTTCATTAAGCCAAAACGAAATACTTTCAATGTTCCTTTGGTATAGATCAGATTCCGATGTCCCGTTTAAATGGGATCAATCAGACTTTCTGATTACCCGTAACGAATTAACTACAAAAGTTAAAGAGTTAAGGGCCCAAAGGATTCAAGAGAAAGTAATGGAAGTATTTTCAATGCTAGATTCGGCGGAGCCGATCAGCACTCATTATAAGTCCATTTCGCTACCTTGTAGTGATAAGGCACTTGGGTTGACTGACGGTTTCCCGTCGAATCAATTTGAGCTCCACCCAATTGTATGGGCTGTAAATCAAGTAGGTTTAGAACTGAACGATATACTATCCACCATTTGGGATGAGTCAAATGATGTTGAACCTGTTGAGTATTTGCCAATACCAGGATCGAAAGTGTACTTCAATCAACGTAAGTTGAGAGGAGAATACTTATCGAAACTGATAATTGACTCTTATCAAGAAATTGTTAAGATCAAATCTCAATAATTTACACTGTAAATCTCTAGTGAGACTGCAACAGGGATAAAATATGTTGTATTCATGCCTAGCATGACGTT